TATACTATCTAATACTATAACCTCAAAACCATTTATCATTGCTTGTCGAACGTGTTCTAAAGCTTCTTCTCCGGTAGTTGGTTGAGACACAAGTATCTTTTGGTCATCAACCCCACAGGTTCTCATCCAATCTTTATCATATGAAAGCTCTGTGTCTATCCAAACAGCTTTACCTCCCATTTTCTGAGCATTTACAACTATCTGTGATGCTAAATAAGACTTCCCTACATTGGTCGGACCATATATAAGAGTCATTTTCTTGAATGGTATGCCCCCTCCAGTAAGTTTATCTAACGCTGGTATATTAAAAGGTATTCGATTTGTTACAAAATCATTGCTGTCACCTTTTTGAAAATTTAAATCTTTGTTTTTTAAAAGTTTTTCAATAGCATCTTCAGCATTTTTATCCATCTTGGTGTCTCCTTCTCACTGATTCCGCCCACGCAAAATAAGTTGCGCAAGTTTGAATAAGCTCTATAAATAGTTTTGTGTCGTTATTGCCAAATATTTCTTCTGCAATATGTCCATTTTTCTCAACAGTTAATATATTCCACCAAGAGTCGTCGTGATTCTGTTCACCCCACAACTGGTCTTGTCTTTCTCTTTCTGCTAAGATAGCTTCTAAAACAGACGCTCTGCTGGGCATATTATTTTCCTTCATCTAACATGTCCTCTATTTGAGCATCTACCTTCCCTTTTATAAACTCCCAGACAACATCAGCCACTTTTTTTGACTCTTCTAGCTGAGGTTCTACAGGAAGTTCAGTATCTATTTGGTCAACTGTCAAGTCAACTCTTCCGTATTGGTTTTGTTCTAATGGACCTACTCTAAATGTAAATCCTAAATGAGCACTAACTTTTGCCATTTTACTCTCCTTTTTTGTTTGCCGGCGCTTCTCGCCAGTTTAAATCTTTTTCTTTTAGAAAAAACAATCCTGCTAATGGAACTAACACCAATTTACTTAGGTTGTCATCTCCACCCATAACTATTCGGTGTGGGTATTTGTCTTCAATTTTCTTTACAATTGCTTTCAAAATATCTACTTTAAAAAATAAAGACATATATGCTTCATTTCTAACTTCTAAGTTGTGCCACCAATATTCAGAATGCGTTTTATATAATCCACTAGGCTCACCATCAAACTCTATTTCTATTGCTAAATTCCCTTTTTCTTGCCACACACCCATTTCAGTTTTAACTTCAATTGGTTTATTTGCTAGTATCTCAGCCAGCTTTTTTTCCCTTATTTCACCAAGTATCAAGTCGTGTGTAAAGTTTTTATTTAGTTCGTATTTTTTCTTAGTTATCATTCTTCTTTGTCATCTAATAATTTATCAATGTCAGGTCTATTATCCCAAAATCCTTCTTCTGTTGATTGGTCTTCCGCTTTTACTTGAGAAATTAAGTCCTCCCCAAACAGACTCTCGGCACCAGCTTCCATAAAAAATCTAGCTATATCTTTTTCTTCTTCGGTTTCAATAATGCCTCCCTCCTTTGTCAATTCTATTCCAAACTCAAAGCCCTCTGCATAAGAAGTAGAAGTATCATTTCCCACAATGTCTAAAACAAAGCGTTTTACTGATTGCATATCCTTTTTCTCACTTAATTCATCGTCAGTATTTCCTCTTGACATATGCTTTACAGCATCAATTATTCCTTTTTTAAAGTCATCAATATTAATTTTAGTCTTCATTCTTATTCTCCTTATCACTAAAATGCAATAACAACATTGCATAGTGTATTATTTTTAGTATATCTTTACGAGGTGTGCCTTTTTTGTCATATCTTGAGGCGTACTTTAGAATGTTTCCTCGACAGAAAGCCTTAGCATCACCACAGGCTTCTATAAAGTCTAAGGTCTGTACCTCACCCTCACTGTAGTGCTGGTCGTATGTATTGTTTACATACTCAGCTATTTCTTTTATTATTGCTTCTTCGTTGTACTTACTCATCGTATGTATATTCTATCAGTTTTTTAGTTCCAGTCAATCAGGTCATCAAAGGTTAAGGGCTTCAAGTCTTTCTTTATTGCCCATGAACCTTGAAATATTTCCATATCTACATCTAGTGGAATCTCAAGACTATTATTTTTTAACAGCTCTTTTATTTTATATGGAACACTCTCTAGTTCAGAATCATGGATTTCACATATAATTTCATCATGGACTTGTAATAATAAATTGCTCTTCTTGTTATCTAAATACTTATCTACTTCTAACATTCTTTCACTTAATAAATCTGCACTAAGTCCCTGTACTAAATAATTTACACCTTTATACCCAAAGTCTCGATTGATTTTATACAGTCTGCCATATTTACTTCTAATTTGCCCATCTAATGCTACCTTGTTGACTGCTTTATCAAAGAACTCTTTAGACCCTTCCATAGCAGCAAAGTATTGTTTTTTATATTGCCCTGCTTCTCTAGGAGTAGTGTTTAGTTGTTGTGACAGTTTTTTATTTCCTATCCCATATATAGTTCCAAATGTAATTGCTTTAGCTGCCTGACGATACTCTTTGAACTTTTCAGATGACTCATCTACACTAAAAGCTAGTTTAGCGGCTTCACTATGAAAATCAACATCATCTTTATTCAATATCTCGTCTATTTGTTTGTTTCTGAAGTGAAACATAAATACACGTACTTCCATTTGGCTATAATCAAAGCCCACTAAAGAATAACCTTTTCTAGGTACAAACAAACGCCTTATAGAAATTTGGGCTCTGTCAGCTGTATCATAAGACTCGTCACCTACAAAAGACCAAGTTTTTAATACCTCGTCTGATAAATCCTTATTCATAGATATACCTTTGGCGCTTACAGTTGCAGCAATTTTACCTTTTATATCCTTGCGCTCGTCCTCTGATAAGTCCCGTTCTTTTAGTTTGAAGTGGTTCCTAGGTATATTTTGTAGGTTAGGCCCTCGACTTGATAGTCTACCCGTAGCAGTACCCCAATTACAAAAAGACGTATGCATAACATCTGTTTCTATATAAGGCTCTATATATGTAGATACTAGTTTTTCTAAGGTTCTGTATTGCCTAATTAGGCCTGCAAGTCTATGGTTTATACTTACTAAAGCCGCCTCACTCCATGAGTCTTGCCCTTTGGGGGTTTTTACAGGGGACTCTATACCTAATTCTGTAAAGACTACCCCTATTTGCGCTGGACTAGAAACATTAAATTCCTTACCAGCTAAGTTATATATTTCTTGTTGTACTTCTTCTAGTCTTGTACTTATAGCTTCTTTAGATTGCTTGGCATATGCTATATCTATAGGTATACCTCTGCGCTCCATCTTATACAAAACCTTAGTTAAATCACACTGCATATCAAATATACGTTGTTGTTTAGTTCTTTGTACCTCTTTACTAAATCTCTCATAAAGGTCTGCGGTTAAAGAAACATCTTTTTTACAGTACTCCCCTAATATGTCAGGAGGCGCTAAAGAAAAATCTTTATTCCACTTGTTAGAACGTA